AGTCGGCAGGTTGTAGTTGGCTGGGGGAACATACTTGGTTATTTTATGCCCTATAGGCTGAAGGGCTGGAGTATGGCTGCCGCCCACGATGTAGCCCTTGCACTCCCCATTTAAGGCTTCACGATCTGAGGATTCATTGGACCTTGAGCGAGGCTCCTAAACCCCTGTGGAACTGCTGGGATCAAACGGTCTCGATTTCTTCGTTAACGGTTTCTTCTGGGTCTTTGGACCTGATTGATGGTTGCTGGGCGCCTGCGCTAGTTCCGCTATGAGCGGCGTCCGTTGGTTTGTTGTTGTCTGGGTTTGACTTGGTTTCTTGGCATTTCCTAATTTTCGTTTCTCGATGGCCTATTCATCGACCTTGATCACGTCGCCTATTTTCTAATAATGCAGCCATTGAGCAGAGAAAGCGACTGATTCGGTGTAACTCCATGAGTAGGTGCTCATGCAGTAGTCGATGATATACTTATCTATATCTGGAGTGATCTTTGAGTGTGCATAAAACGAAAGTACATACTCAGCATACTCACTGGGGATTCGATCTCGACCAACGTAATCCCCACTGCGAAGGCGGGCATCAGCAACACATGCCAAAAGCTCCGACTACCCGCTCTACATGGCGAGGGACATTCCAACGAGATAACTGTGTTCCTTCGCTGATTTGACTGGCCTGGCTAGCTCGCCGCTCCAATAGGCTGCGCTCTTTGCGTACTTTATTGGATCGCGGAAGAAACACGCCTAGTTCTAGGGCCTGTAAACCAGGACTTTTGAAATGAAGGAGGAATATGGTGTGTTCAGGTTGAGGTTGATTGGATCACATTTCCTTCCAAGGAGTGGATGAACTGAATCTGCCCCTGCAGCAGCAACTATAAGGTTGTATGCTTGTGTGACGTTCTTAGCTGTCCCATACATGTGCTGATCGTCTCCGCTAACCATGAGTGCGAAATCCTTTGTTGGTATGATGAGGCCGTTCTTTCTCGGAAGGTCCATTGTCTTCAAATAATAATTGACGAACAGTATGATTGCGAACGTGTTTGACCAGGTGGTCATAGGGTCCCCGGACTGAAGCTACCCATCGAGCTCAATCTCAAAGACCTTTTGGCGGCCAAGCCAGCAGACACCTTTTGCTCGCG